CCAACGAGTTCCTCGAAGACGCGTACATGCCGATCCTCCCGATCCTCGTGGCGCAGTTCATCGAGGCGATCGGGGCGAAGAACGACAGCGCGGTCTTTGATGCAACGGGAGACCCGATGTCCAGCGTGTTCTCGGCTGCGGCCGGGTACAGCCAGGTGTTCGCGGCGACTTCCACGAACTTCAGCGAGGTGCTGTACGTGGATTTCACCAAGGCGGTTGCGAAGCTGGCAACGGCGCGGGCGCGGAATGCCCGCTGGGCCATCCACCGCTCTCCGCTGTGGACGTACATCAACAGCCTGCGCGACTCCAACGGTCGCCCGCTGTTCACCGATCCCGTTGCGGGGACTCCCGCAAGGATCATCGGCTACCCCGTGGAGCAGCTGGAGAACGGCCCCTCGGCAACGGCTGTGAGCACGGCGATCGCGGTCTTCGGAGACTTCGCAGGGGTGATGATCGGTCACCGCAAGGATGCCATCGACCTGATGATGGATCCGTACTCGGCGGCGAAGACCTACCAGACGCGCTTCTACCTGTTTACCAGGTGGGCGCACGCGCTGGCCCTGCCGAACAACTTCGTTCGCATCGCAACGCCCGCGGCTTAGGCGATGCTCGAAGCGAGGCTGATCAGGCGGTGCACGAACTGCAGGCATGTTGTGCCCAGGGGTGAGACGAAAGAGAAAACGTGCATCGCCTGCGGATCAGCGCTGGAGACAATTTCAAATGTGATTACCAAGGGAGGCGGGGAGAACCCGCCTTCCTCTGTTGAGGGGGGACATTGAGGATCTGCTGGGCGAATCAGTTTGATTCGATAGGGAATGGGTACGGATACAGCAATCATGCCAGGATGCTCCGCGCGGCTTGCGAGCGTGCGGGCGTGGAATCCTCGGAAGACGGGGAGATCGCGGTCCACATCATCACCGCCGAGAGGTTCAAGCCGATACCTGGACGTTTCAATATCCTGTATTCGATGTACGAATGCACCACGCTCCCCGAGGAATGGGTACCGCCTCTTCAAACCGCAGACCTGATCGTCGTGCCCTGCCGGCAGAACCGAGACTTGTTCAAGAACTATACGAAGGTCCCCGTCGAGGTTTGCTGGGAGGGCGTGGACACGGAGGTCTACAAGTACGTCCAGCGCATCGAACCTCTGATGGGCGCATTTGTCTTTCTCTGGATCGGAGCTCCGAACCCGCGTAAAGGATTCGAACACGTAGGCTCTGCGTGGGATGAGTGGCGCATGAGGCCCGACTTTCCGCGCAACGCGATCTTGTACGTGAAGACCACAGGACTCCCGAAAGGCGAGTTCGTCGAGAAGCTGACGAAGGGAATGCAGACTTTCGTTGACACGCGGAACCTCTCGAACGAGGAGCTTTTCGGGCTGTACGAGAAGGCGCACGCATTCCTTCTGCCGAGCATGGGAGAGGGGTTCGGGCTCACGCTGGCAGAGGCGATGTCCACGGGACTTCCCTGCATCTATACGCCATGGGGCGGGCCGAGGGATTTCTGCTCGGAGCGCGAAGGCTACCCCGTGAAATGGAAGTTCCACGACGTGCGGACGGTGAGATTCGATGAGGTCGGCAAGCGGCACCTTGCGAACCATAGCCAGGCGGCGCATGCTGATGTGCGGGACATCATCAGGCGCATGGAGCAAATCTACCACGGATACCCTGCAGCTCTGGAGAGAGGGAGGCGCGCTGCCGAGCGAATCCGCGCGGGGTTCACATGGGATCATTCTGCGGCATCGTTCATCAGCATTCTCAATCGATATACGGAGAAGGGGGTTCCGAGTGTTGCACTGGATGCGCAGCGCTGAGAAGATTCCGAGCATTCCGAAGATCATGGTGGGGCTGATCGAGATGTGCGCGTACCTGTCTGATCAGATGGATCTCGAAAACTCCGTCATGTACGAGCTCGGCAGTTTCGCGGGGGAGAGTACTGCGGAACTGGCAAAGTTCTTCGGGACTGTCCACGCCGTTGATCCGTGGGTCGATCCGTGCGGGGCTCCGTCCATCCAGGAGGTGGAGGGCTCGTTCGATGAGCGGGCCAAGCTGGCGGGGAACATCGTCAAGCACAAATGCGGGTCCCTGGACATCGTGACCAGCGTCACCGATGAGTCGCTTGATTTCGTCTACATCGACGCCGGGACGCATTCATACGAGGAGGCTGTCAGAGACATCACGGGATGGTGGCCTAAAGTCCGCAAAGGTGGATTTCTCGGGGGCCACGACTACCCGATCCAGGAACTGAACGCGAAGGACACATTTCCAGGTGTCAAGCGCGCTGTGACGGAAATACTCAGGGACATGGAGTTGAAACTATTCCCCGATACCTCGTGGGTTGTGAGGAAGCCATGAAGAAACTGCTTTTTACTTCCGCATGCGATCCGCGCGAGACTGAATGGCAGCGCGTCTTGGAACTGACGACCCCGCGGATGAAGCGATACGCCGAGCGCCACGGATACGACTTCCGCATGGCGTGGTACGGGGACATCGATCATCAGAGATTCCCCGAGTTCAAAAATCCTGGACCGTTCATCGGTGACGCCGCGGGGCGCGGGGACCGGCTGAACTTCATCCTCTGGAAATACGATCGGTCCATGCTCGCCCCGAACTGGCTGCGCTATGCGGTTACCATGCAGGCCCTCGATGAGTACGACCTGGTGATGTACATGGACGGGGACCTGCTGATAGGGGACATGGAGACCGACATTTTTCAGGGATGGCAGGAGGGTACTTGGATTGCTTCGGCGATCAGCGGGCCGAATCCTCCGCATGACGCAGGGCCGGGCGGTCCGCTGTATCTGACTCGGGGATGCCCAGAAGCGAAAGCCTTCTGGCTGAAGGTCTGGCAGGGAAGGAAGTGGATCACTCATCCCGAATGGACGGATGGGGTTGATGTCATGGACATGCTCGGCTACTCGATCACTTCTCCAGTACATAAGATCAGGGCCACGGAGTACGATTCGGCCTTCGCGGAGATACCGAGGGACTGGGTTGTGTGGGGAAGAGAGCCCGGACCAGGCAAGGGGTTTCACATGGGCGGGGGGAACGCGGACCCCGCCAGCAAAGCAGGGGCAATCGCTCGGATCATCAAGGAGCGTGGATTATGAGGAAGGTCCTCATCACCTGCAGGGCAGATGAGCGCGAGGTCGCATGGTGGGATCTGTGGAAGCTCGCGCGCGGGACGTTCATCGACTATTCGATCAAGCACCACTACGAATACCGGGAGTTCTGGTACAGCGACTTCGAGGAAAGGCGCTGGCCAGGAGTTCATAGCGGACGCTTGCCTGTGTGGCCGCTGGACCATTCCAAGACCAGCCCTTGTTGGCTGAAGATCCCCGCGATCGCGCAGATGTTGGAGCGGTTCGATCTCGTGGTCTACCTGGACAATGACTGCGTGATCCTCGATCACTCAAAGGACATCGCCGAAGAGTTGCCCGCTGACAAATGGCTTGCCATGCATGACGCGACGACAGGGGAGGGCTGCGGACCGAATGTCGGCGTGGTCGTCTGCCGCTCCCTGCCGATTGCCCGGAAGTTCTGGCGCGAGGCGTGGGACATCGATGCATGGAAGACGGCGAAGTGGACTGACAATGGCCAGGTTATGAGCCTACTCGGCTATACTACGGCCCCGCCGCTGATGAAGGTACGTGACACTGAGTACACCGATGGATATCATGTCCTCGGCGAGGAATGGAACGGCTACGGGGCTGGACCCGGGATCGTGAAGCAGGGGTGTCGTATCTTCCACGCAGCATGGGGGCGTGATGGGGCATGGAAGCTTGGCGCCATGAAAGCGGCGCTGAAAGGGGCAGTGAATGTCGCTGGCAAGTAACGCTCTGATCTCCCTCGATGATGCCAAGGGGTACCTGGAACTGTCTGACGTGAACACGTTTGACAGCGAGGTCGAGGATCTTGTCAACGCGCTCTCCGATCTCTTCGACGTTTCAACCCAGCGGAACCTGAAGGCAAGCGACATCACAGAGTATCGGGACGGTGACGACTCGGATAGCCTCTGGCTTCGGAACTACCCGGTGAACGAGACCACGAGCTCGCTTTTCCTGTACATCGATTTCGACCGGGAGTTTGGAAGCGAGAAGCTTGTCGCAGCGGCGGACAGGATCATCAACCCGCAGACGGGGAAGGTGACGCTTGTTTCGTCGGTGTTCCCCTCCTGGCCGCAGTCCATCAAGATCGTCTACAACGCCGGCTATGCCACGATCCCTGGGGATCTGCGGATTGCGTTGAAGGTGAGCCTTGCCTATTTCTGGAAACAGAAGAAGGTGGCGGGAGTGGCTTCGATGACCAGCGGGGCGGGCGGGGGATCGGTTACGTTCATCGACGACCTACCGAAAACCGTGCAGACCATCCTTGCGAGGTACACACGCAAATGGTGACGATGGATGTTCAGATCTATCGTGATGAGGCCTCGAAGATGCTGAAGCGGTTGCGGCAGCGGATGCCGACTATCGACCGGGTAATCCGCGGGGCCATCGCTGATTCGATCGTTGGACACGTCCAGAAAAACAAACTCCGTGGACAAGTCCTCCATCGCAAGACTGGGGATCTCGCATCGCACCTCACATGGCGGCATGTCTCGGAGCACGAAACAGCGGTCGGCGTCTATGGCGTCATCTATGCGCGAATCCACGAGCTAGGGGGAACGATCAGGCCGAAGACGGCAGGGGGGGCGCTGCGGTTTCGGATCGGGAATCAGTGGATCGTGGCGAAGCTGGTGAGAATGCCGAAGCGGTCCTACCTGGTGACGGGCATTCAGGATTTCTTCCGCGGGGGCGATGAGAGCAGGGCCGTGGCCCTTGGAGAGCGGATTATGCAGCGGGAGTTGAAGCGCCTGGAGGCGGCGAGCTGATGGCCAGCGTGAAAAGCTACATCGAAGACATGATGTACGGGGTGCAGGATTTCACGGGCTCTACTTTCTCTGAGTACATCGACGCCATGTATTCGGAGAAGGGCAGCGCTATCGTGATGGCTGACTTCGAGGAGATCGCAGTTGGTGATATCAGTGTGTTCGAGAAGAACAAGAGGAACGTTCTTTTTCTCTTCCCGCAGAATATCAACATTGAGGCCCTGGACATGGGCGAGGACGAGATCACCGTCGAACTGCTCTGTGTAATCCAGCTCTCCGGGGGAGGGCGGGATAACCTTGCGATCAAGGCGCTCCGATACGAGGAGTGCTTCCGTCACATGATCAACGATGACAAGACGCTCGGCGCAGCTTGCGACTATGCACAGGTCGCCCGCGTAGGGTATTATGGCCCCGTCCCTGGGGACACGCAGACGATGGGAATTGAGATCACGGTGATCGTCACGCTGACGGTCCCGAACGGAGGAACCTGATGAGCTTGATTGCAGGGCGCGGAGCACGCGCACAGGTCGGAATCGAAAGTGCATGGGGGACCGCCGTCAATCCAACGGTGCAGGTCGGGTTCGTCAGCGAGAACATCAAGCGCATGCTGGACTACAAGGAGGAGGACATTCTCACTGGTCGAAAGACCATGGGGAGAATGGATGTTCTCGGGGACAAGGTGGAGGGGGATTTCACGATCATCCCTCACCCCGACACGTGCGGGGAACTACTGGCAGCGCATTTCGGGGGGGAGGCTGAGACCACCGCTGCGGGCAGCGCGTACGTGCACTCCTTCACGCACGTTGCCGCGGGGGCAAGCGCGTCGCTTCCGAAGTTCACCATGGAAATCGACAGGATTGTCCGGGTGTTCAAGTTCACATCGTGCAAGAGCGACACCCTGAAGCTGGCTGCGAAGGTCTCGGACTATCTGCGGATGACCTTCACGATCCGCGGACGCGGGGAGGGATCCAGCGCCCTGCTCTCCCTGTCCGACTCCGCCCTGAAGGGCTTCAAGTTCAAACAGGGCCAGTGCACGATCACCGGCTCGGCCTTCGCCACGGTCACCGATTTCAACCTCACCGACTCGAACAATCTCGATAATGACCTGTACGCCATGGACGGGTCGGAGCTGATGATCGAGATCGAGCCAGGAGACAGGGCAACGACCATCGACGCGGAGCTGCTCTACGATACTTCTGCGGAGGCTCTGCGCGCGGCGACGTTCGCCGCGGGAGCACCCTGTTCCGTTGTGCTCACCTTCACCTCGGACGAGATGGTCGGCGGGACGAGTCCGTATGAGTTGGTGATCACACTCCCGAACGTCTACTTCACCGACATTCCGCCCATGGTGGATGGTCCGCAGCGGCTTCGCGTGAAGCTGACGGGAACGGCCACGGAGCAGAACGGGAGCGAGGCGATCACGGTTGCTCTGCATAACAGCAGAGCCACGGAATATCTGCCGTAGGAGGACGCATGGTCAGCATCGGGGGCGCGGGAAAAGGGAAGCTCTTCAGCTATGACGTGGACGTGTCCAAGGCGTTCCACGCGAAGCCCGGGGAAGCGATCATAACGATCGCCGAACCTTCGACGGCTGAATACCTGGCCATGCAGAAGGCCGTCGAGGCGAAGAATCCGAAGGAGGCTCTGGAGATCGTCCTCGGATTGGTCCGAGGGACAAACATCCAGACCAGCGACGACAATCCCGAGCCCGCGGGGATGGAACTTCTAAAGGCAACCCTGCGCGACAATGGGACGCTCTATCTGTACCTCTTCCAGGAGTGGCAGAAGATGCTCCCTTTAGATTCGCCGAAGGGATAGACGGGCACCTATTCCTGAGAGAGGAGATCGGGCCGCGGCTCCTCCGGCTGGAAGACG